AGCTTCAGTTACAAGAGAGTTACCAAAGTCATCAATATAGGGAGGCATTGACCATTGCTCAGGAATAAACAATCCTGACATACCAATAGTACCTTTTTCATCAATAAGGTCAGTTTCAACTGCATAAATATCTTTTGAAAGTGGATTTAGAATCATATCTCTTAATGGTTCACACTGAGACAAGTCACCTACAGATCCTGCTGCAATGAACATACCTGTAGTAACCATACCTGATCTCATGGCTGGGCGCATATACTCATATGTCTGATCCATTTTTGGTGCAATACCTGCTTCTTCATGGAAGAAGTATTTTACCGGACCCCCTACACCATTTGTTGGATCTTTCTCAAATGACATACCTTGTATAGTACCTTTAAGACCAACTTCTGTTTTTCTATCTCCTTTCCTTACCTCAATCTTCTGTTGCCACATCATTACCTTGTCAGGAGACATAGGTCTATACCATGCGGTATGCTCATTTAAAAATGCTGCATATTCCTGTAAGAATTTCCAGGAACCTTTTTCATTAATATAATCTTTAAGTGATGCACCAATCTTAAGGGTAACCCCTGCTTCAAACCATTGTTGATTTATAAGCTTACCCATATGATAATAAGAAGATGCAATCTGACGTTTCTTTAAGATAGCAACATGTTTGTAGTTTAACTCTGCTAGTAATTCATAAAGAGCCATATGATATTGAGCATCTCTAATTTTAGCAAATCCAAACTTTTGTAACTCTTTGTCAAAGATTGGTAAAAAGTTTAACCACATATAGTATTCTCTTGCAAGAAACCATGTGTTAGTACTATCTTTTACAATTATGCCTTTTTTGCATTTTGCTTTTTGATCATCCCAATAGTTTATAAAGTCTTTGGATTTAAAGGGGGCTGTGCAGTATACTCCATCACTTCTAAACTTGTTTGACTCTGATATAAATATCTGATTAGTAGTGTCATTGAAGCCGTACTTACCAGGTTCTTTGAAAACCCCAAATATGAAGTTACTGAAGTCTTCCCTGGATTCAAAGCTTGTTGTTGTCCATTGTCCGTTGTCATAGGTTGGTATGTCTTGATAGATTTCACTCATAGTTATTGGTCATATGCCATTCCAATTCCACCTCTTACTTTGCTTGATTGTTCATCTTGAAGATCTTTATAAACTCCCTTAAATGATGCTCTAATCTGGTCAAAGTTTTTTGCTGCTGCTACAAGAGAGTTGATGTTACCATCTCTTCCTGCAGTTATCTGGGTAGTCTCCATATATCTAGCTAATCTATCTAACATAGATGCCATACCTTTGTATGCTCTAGATGTGGGTGTTTCATACATTCTTTGGCAAAATAATAAAGCAGTATGTATATCATCATCTTCTGTAGAGAATTCTGCTTCTATTTCTTTTAGTATAATATGTTCTTTATCTATCTCAGGTGTATGAAAGAATGGATTCATATCTGGATTAGGACAAGTCATATAAAAAAGATACATGTATATTTTAAGATAATCATCCGGATAGTTATCCATGACATCTTTAAGTGCCTTGAGTGTATAGCAATGTTCCGTAGGAATTACTTTACCATTTTGAACATCAAACAGTCTTATAATCATTTCTTTTTAATTAAGTGTGGATGATCTTTCATAAAGTTAATTACTGCAATAACCTCATCATATAAATAAGGCATAGGCATTGGAATAACTTCTTTTACAATAGGCTCACCATTAACATCTAACTTAGCAATAGGATAACCATATTGATCTTCACCATCTGTTTCAAAAGTAATATGATGAATAAATATCTTACCCGGTTGTAATTTAGGATTATGCTTTAATATAATATACATATAAACACTGAGCTGTAAAGCATAGTGATTAAAGTTGCAGTCATCTAAATGTTGTACTGGATCAAGTAGTTTTTCTGACATACCTTCCCAGTTCTTGTATGATTCTGTTTTGATCTCCTTATTAGTTTTGTAGTCAATGATGTTTACTCTACCATTGACTACTTCAACTAAATCTGATTGGCCACACAAGCCTGCTGACTTGAGATAAACCATATGTTCAGGGTACACGCCTGGATCTAATTTTTGTAAAGGTGCAATTTTTAAACCATTTTCTCCTTCATAGGGTTTAAATACAGGAACTGTTACACCTTCTCTTTCAATAGATGCTAATGAACATAAGTCAGATTCTCTTTGGTTATGATAAAATGTACCAAGTGTTGTGGCTCTGTTAGCTTCATTATCCCATATCTGAATAATAGTTTTGGGATCAATACCATACCATTTTGATTTCTTGTTTTTAGTTACTCTTTCTGCTACTTTCTTTGCATCAAAAGGTTTCTTTAAACTAGATACCAATGTTGTTACACTAGTCCATTTGATCTGATCATTTGGATCTACACTAACATAACTGTGATCATCTGCATTAAATACTATGCTCATGTCTATGCGTTTTCTATAATTGAATCAGCTAATACTCTAGATGCCTCATCTTCTGACATAAGCATCTTTCTAATATTAGCTACTTCTTCTTTATCGAACTTACCTTCAAGACCAAGTATTTTTAGTCTTAGTAATTTTTCATTAAGTTCTAACTTATCTAATCTTGCATAAAGATCTGCATACGGATCTCTAATGGTATTGTTAGCCGTAGTTATTTGACTCCATAAACCATTTCCGGAAGATGGGAGTACAGTTGTTAATGGATCATACTTTTCTATGTCTATGTATCCACCATACATATTATTTTCTGGTTCCATAATATTAATCTTTAAGATTATCTAATTTATCTTCTTCTTCTTCTGTAGCAATTGCTTGCCACTTACCAAGGGGACATTCTGAAGAAAGAGATCTTGTCTTAAAGGTTAATGAACAACCACATTCATTACAACATGGTGCTGTACCTTTTACTGCACATTTCTTTCCTTTACTGGGACACTCATCACAGACATCATATCTCATGCGGGCAACATCTTCTACAAACTCATCTCTAATAACTGAGTTCTTTATGCCTTCAATGATCTTAGTCTTGTTCTCCCAAATTGCTCTTAATGCTGCTTTCATTTTTCTTTTCTCTAAATTTTCTTCTTTCTTCTCTAGCTTCCAACATTTTCTGTTGTATGTTTTTTAGAAGAACTAATCTTTCTTCTAAAACCTTTTTAAAGTGGTATCCTCTAAAAGTACTTTCATCTTGTACTGCAAGAACCTTCTCTGTTTTTTCAATCCCTCTTTCTACTGTAGACACTTTTACTATAAACTGACCTAAACCCGAAACATCAATTCTAGGATGTGTTAGATTAGTCATATTTACTTTAACAGTTTTATAGTAATATTCTACAATGGTCTGTACTAATACTTCTGAATGATTGTGTTCTTCAGCTAATTGTCTATATAAATCTTTAGCTTTCTTGGGCACCATCACCTAAAAACTTATAGTCTAATAATATTGTCCCTTCAGATTGAATCTTTAAATCTGGATTAATAGAAATCATCTTCTTCTTTTTAAGAACAAGTCCATTTTTTTCTGCTTTATTAATACAGTTTCTAACAGTTTGTGGAGATTTAAATATCCAATCCTCTTCTGAAGAAGCATCATAACAAAAATGTGTTAGCTCAATTGGCTGATTAAATGTAAGTAAAGTCAAGCAGTTAAGATCAGAGTCACTCATAGTAATGTTATTAATATAACAATGAGTAAGGATTTGAAATTTTACAATATCCCACTTAGGCATTTTTACCCTTTTCTGAACTTGATTTACTAAGGCCATTTACTCTTTCTTAAGTTTTCTCTTTGGTTGTTCTGGAGCAGAGTCTTCTTGTTCTATACCCTGTTCAGCTTCTTGTTGAGCCTGAGCCATCATTGCATACTGCATCTGAATGTTAGTTCTTTTAAATCTAGCCTCATCAATCTTAAGAAGTGTTTCTTCATACTTAAGTTGTGCTTCTAAATATGGTAAAGATTCAGTATAAAATTGAAGCATTTGTTCTTTTTGAGCAGCCAATTCTTCAGCTGAGAACTCTCTTTCTTGTTGGTTTTCCATAATAATTTATTTACTGGTTTACAACAAATATACAAAATAAGTTTAAATGTATATTGTTTAAATAAAAAATCCAGGCACAGAAAGTACCTGGATCATAGTAGTTTAAGTAATATTACTTTTTCTTAGCAGTTCTTTTTACAGTACCACCTTTCTTTTGTTTTGAAAGTTTATTGAGTCCAACTCCTGCGGCTCCAAGTAGTGCACCGCCTACTATAGTTCCAACTGTATTACCGGCACCTCCAAGAGCTTTACTAATCTTACGGAAAACTTCTTTTCTATTATTTTTTCTAGCTGCTTTTTTAGCACCACATCCACCATCACGTGAATTACAATCAGAACTAGATCCACCAGTTTGGTAGCTCTTCATTGATCTGATCATCTGATTTTTATCATGTATCATAATTATCTATTTTTAATTGTAAAGTTCAACACTGTAAGTAAATAAAAGTCTCTAGATACATCTATCTCAATAGATAGGATATCTATGAATGAGAATCTTACTTTAATAGCAAGCTTATCCCATTGCTTTGTATAAGTATTCCAGCCGTTTCTAAACTTCATAAGTTATTATTTAAATGGAACATAAGTAGTTTTACCACCTACTTTCTTAGCCTTAAGAATTTGTTTGCGTTGCTTACCTGTAGACTCATAAGATACGTGTACCCAGTCTGGATTAGCATCTGTACCAAATTCCCAGATAAGTTGATCAAACTCTAAGTTAGCTTTAATGTAATCAAAGATTTGTTTGTTAGTTACTTCAGTACCATCCATATCAATATCTACAGCTTCACCTGAACAATGTTGAGATGTTGTTGATGCTCCTTTAGTAATCTTATTAAGAGCCGCGCTTCTATAACCAGAACTTAAAAAGATTGCTCTACCAAAATGTTCTCTAATTGGTTCTAATACTTTTTCACATAGCAACACCATATTTGCCTGATGTGCTTCAGTTGGTGTATTACTTATTCCTGCTCTTTTTGCTGTGTTACTTCTTGTAAACTCAGCAAGTTCAAAGTGTTTACTTAATTGCATATTATTTCTTTTTAGACCATTTATCAATGGATGTTAAACCTAATGCACCAAATGCTAACAATGCTACTGCATCAACTAGTCTATCTGATGGTTTAATATCTCCATGAGTAGTTGTATTCATAATCAGTGCAGCAATTAGTGCTAATGTACAAAGTAGACCGGCTACCCTTTTAGATGAATAACTTCCTGATTCATCTGTAAATATTTCTTTTAAAAATCTCATACTTAATGTTTATCTGTTGCATACTTAACCCCCATAATAGTTCCTACTATAGAGAATGCATTAGTTAGTAATATACCCAAAAGGTTACTCCATGTAGAACCTATAATTTGAGTCTCTCTTCCATATAATATAGCAAATAAATACATAATACTTACTACTATGCCTACACTAATTATAATTACTAAAGCTACTTTAACAATTATATTAATGAGTTCAAACTGTGTTCTTTTTTGCAAAAGATCTAAATCATCCATTGCAGCATCTCTTAATTGTTCAGCTTCTTTCTTAGCATCTTCAGCTTGTTCAAGAGCATGTTGAAGAT